GAAATAAAAGATAAGTGGTGGCATGGTGTAGACAAAGTAACCAAAGGAACAAGATACGCACTAGTATTTTGGAATTTCAGAGACTAACATGGCATTAACAGCAGCAGAGAAAGCTCGATTAAAAAGGGCAGGACTCTCTGGTTTGAACAAACCAAAGAGAACACCCAACCACAGAACTAAGAAAGCAGTAGTTGCTGTACGAGTTGGTGGTAAAATAAAAATAATTAGATTCGGAGCTCAAGGGATGGGTCATAATTATAGCGCAGCAGCAAGGAAGAGTTTTAAAGCCAGACACGGCAAAAACATCCGTAAAGGTAAATCTTCTGCAGCTTACTGGGCAAACAAAGTGTTTTGGGCAGGTAAGGGAGGTTCTAAGAAACGTCCACCTAGAAGTCAGAAACATGTGAAAGGTATTAAACGAAGAAGGAGAAGATAATGGCAGTACCAACAATTGATGGTAGAAAAATGTGGTTAGACGAAAGTCAAGTCCACGCACACAACTTTTTAGCAAAAATGCTGGAGATGTCGGACAAACGACAACTCTCAGCACAAGAGAAAAACTTAAAACAAATGTCAGCCTCCTTCTTATACCTATATGAAAAAGCATTACAAGCCGGACTCTTAGACGAGGACGATGATCTATTAACATTCTTTAACGAGACAATACATTGATAACTATTAGTAGAAAAGATGTCGTTAGTGATGAACTAATGAACTTTGACGAAAGAAAATTTATAAAGCTACCTATTGATGGTTACATGGACTTACTAGGCGTTCAGCCTAATTCATCACAGACAGCGTTGATCAACGCTATAAACAACCCCAAATATAGATTTGTATGTGCTGCCATTTCTCGTAGGCAGGGCAAAACCTATATTGCAAATATCATAGGACAGTTAATTACATTAGTACCAGGTTCTAATGTTTTACTTATGTCGCCTAACTACTCTTTATCTCAAATCTCATTTGACTTACAAAGACAACTAATTAAGCACTTTGATTTAGAAGTTACTAGAGATAATGCAAAAGATAAAGTTATTGAACTTTCAAACGGCTCAACGATTCGTATGGGTTCTGTTAACCAGGTAGACTCTGTTGTAGGTAGAAGTTACGACCTTATCATATTCGATGAGGCTGCTCTCGTTGACGGCAGAGATGCTTTCAATGTAGCACTAAGACCTACACTAGATAAAGAAAACTCTAAAGCTATATTTATCTCAACCCCACGGGGTAGAAATAATTGGTTTGCAGAGTTTTGGCACAGAGGATTTAGCGATGAGTTTCCAGAGTGGGCGTCAGTCCGAGCAACTTACCACGAGAATCCGAGACTTTCTGAACAAGACATAGCAGAAGCAAGAAAAACTATGTCCGAAGCAGAATTTAACCAAGAATACATGGCTGACTTCAATGTCTTTGAAGGTCAGGTATGGGCATTTAACCATGAAACACAGATTGCAGATTTATCTGAACTAGAAACTAGAAGAATGGATATCTTTGCAGGAATGGATGTCGGGTACAAAGACCCTACAGCTTTCTGTGTGATTGCGTATGATTGGGACTCCGAGAAATACTACTTAGTAGATGAATACTTAGATAGTGAAAGGACTACCGAACAACATGCAGTACAAATAAAGAAACTAATAGACAAGTGGGATATAGATTATATTTACATTGATTCAGCAGCTCAGCAAACAAGATTTGACTTTGCGCAGAACTATGATATTACTACTATCAATGCGAAAAAGTCAGTACTAGATGGCATTGGTGCAGTAGCTGGTATTGTAGATAACGATCAACTTTTCGTTCATCAAGGATGTAAAGAATCATTACTCTGTTTAGACCAATATCAGTGGGATCCAAATCCGAATCTGTTAAAAGAAAAACCTAAACATAATTATGCATCTCACATGGCGGACGCGATTCGATATGCACTCTATTCGTTTGAGACAAGTGCGACTACCTTTTAATTATACCTATCAAAAATAGTTCTTGACATGAGCTAAAATTTTTGTTACAATTCTTATATACAAGTAGGTTTATGACTTTAAAAAGAGATTTAGTTAAATATGTTCGTGACAAGGCCAAGTCTAAATATAAAAAAGAGACGGAATGTTACATTTGCGGAAGTACAGAAAACTGGACTTTCATCACTATAACGGACTAACTGAATTACTTGAATGGTGGATGAAACAAAGAAACATCACCATTGAGACAGAGGAAGAAATACTAGCACTTCGTGAACAATTCATAAAAGAATACGAAGACGAAGTTTATAACCAAGCTGTTACTTTATGTCATATGCACCACCTCAAACTGCATAACATATACGGAAAGAGACCAAAGTTATTAACAGCAAAGAAACAACAACATTGGGTGGATATACAGAGACAAAAATATGGCATGGTACGATAGATTTTTAGGCATTAACAGGGAAGAAAAAGAAAACCCTGCACAATATGTGATTTCCCGTGACGAGGGAATGACTATTGACAGCCGTGAAAATGTTATAAACTATCGACAAGCCTACGAAACATTAGAAGTGGTAAACAGAGCGGTCAACATGATTGTGGATGATTCAGCTGAAGTACCATATGATGTGGGCGAAAAGATACAAGGTATACAACCTATAAAGAAAGATATAAGAAGAACTAGAGTCGACTTACTACTAAACAAAGAGCCTAATCCATTTCAAGATGTAAGCACATTTAAAAGAAATCTTTTGATAGACTTACTGATTGATGGAAATATCTTTGTATATTTTGATGGTGCACATCTGTATCATCTTCCAGCCGAACACATGACTATACACAGTGATGAAAGGACTTATGTAGAAAAATATACTTATGACCACAGTATAGATTATAGTCCAAGCGAAATCATACATATCAAAGAAAACAGTTTTAACTCTATTTATAGAGGAGTACCTAGACTCAAACCTGCTTTTAGAACTATGCAGTTACTATCAAGCATGAGGAGATTCCAGGATAACTTCTTCAAAAATGGAGCAGTACCAGGATTGGTACTAAAATCACCGAACACACTCTCTGAGAAAATTAAAGAGAGAATGTTACAGGCTTGGGTTGCTAGATACAATCCACAGTCTGGTGGAAGACGACCACTATTTTTAGACGGTGGTCTGGAAGTGGAAAATCTAACAGAAATAAACTTTAAGAACTTAGACTTTCAAGAAGGCATAGCCACTAATGAAAAGATAATACTTAAAGCGTTAGGTGTGCCACCAATTTTGATGGATAGCGGTAATAATGCAAATTTACGACCAAACCATAGATTATATTATTTAGAAACCATACTACCAATCACTAATAAGATTAGGTATGCTTTCGAGAGATACTTCGGTTTCAAACTTGACGAGAATGTGTCTGGAATTCCAGCACTTCAACCAGAGCTAAGAGACCAAGCAAGCTATTATGCTACACTTGTGAACTCAGGTATTATGACACCGAACGAAGCGAGGGAGGCATTAAGACTTGAAGAAATCTCAGGATTTGATCAACCAAGAGTTCCTGCGAATATCGCAGGTTCAGCCGCAAATCCCGAAGAAGGTGGTAGGCCACAAGAGACCCCACCAAGCGAGGAGCAATAATGACAAAAGACATGATGGTAAAGGCTTTGTCAGATTTCATGGCCAAAAATGGCGGTGAAATGGATTTAGCCACATATAAAGGTTTTGGCAACGATGTACCTGTTAAGGACTATCTTCTAAGAAGAGCATTTGGTTCTTGGAATAGAGTACTATCAGTTGTTAAGAAAAGATATCCTGTCCAAGTAGCAGTTGTTAAACCAGAGGTAAAGGAAGTTAAGAAACCTGCACCAAAGAAGAAAACACCTGTAAAAAAGGAAGTTAAAGATGTCAAAAAATAACGAAAAGATATATCACTGGACTAGCACTTTTAAATCATTAGGTGAAACTGATGATGGCGGAGTTAATATAAAAGGTTCTGCAAGTACAAACGGACTAGATAGAGCTGGAGATATTATCGAGACTGAGGCATGGATGAAAGGCGGATTGGAGAACTTTAAAGGTAATCCTATCATTCTATTTAACCATGACTACAACAAACCAATCGGCAGAGCCACTGGTTTAGAAGTCACAGATAAAGGTTTAGATATTACTGCAAAAATATCAAAAGCCGCTGGTGATATAACCCAACTAGTTAAAGATGGAGTCCTTGGAGCGTTTTCCGTAGGTTTTAGATGCAAGGATTCTGAATATATGACTGAAACCGACGGATATAAAATAAAGGACGCGGAGCTTTTCGAAGTTTCAGTAGTCTCAGTGCCTTGCAACCAAGGGGCAACCTTTGGATTAGCAAAATCATTTGATTCTATGGAAGAATACAGAAGCTACCAGAAAGAAATTTTACAGGCTAACTCAACCGCAGCAGCAGACGCTGTTAAAATTGAGCAGCCAAGCGAGGAGAAATCCTCATCAACGGAGACTGATATGTCAGAAGAGAAAAAATCTCCTGAAACTTCAATCGACCTTGAAGCATTTGCTAAACAAGTTGCAGAGGATACTGCAGCTAAAATTGCAATGAAGCAAGCCGAAGCAAAGGCAGCAGAAGAGAAGCAAGTACAAGAGCAGGCTGAAAAGCAAGCTCAAGTAGAAGCTGATGAAAAAGCTGCTCAAGAAGCTAAACAGGAAGAAACAAAGACTATAGTTGAAGCTGGGTTAACAGGTGCTGAAAAGCTAATGAACGACCTAGAGACTAGAGTCAATGAAAAAAATGAAGACCTAAAAACCGTTGTCGATTCACTTGAAAAGCAATTAGCTGAGAAGTCAGAGGAAATCATGAATATTCGTGAGTCCAAAAGACATTTCGCTGATAGACAAGGAAACGGCGATTGGAAGAAGGAATTCGAAAACGACATCATTGATGCAAAATTTGCTGGTTTAGCTACTGGTAAAGGATGGGACAATGATTTTGCAAAAGGTGTTATGGAAAAAGTTAACGCACATTCAGGTGTTGGCGTTTCATCAGCAGACTTTGAGCAAATCGTTTCAACAAATATTGAGAGAGATATTCAGAACGAGCTAGTATTGGCACCTCTATTTAGAGAAATCCCAATGACTTCAGCTAATATGATTATCCCAATCCTACCAGACAGTGGTTATGCTGAATTTGCTTCAGCTCAAACTGCAGCAGGTAGTTCACCACATGGTAACTTAGCCCAAAGAGGCGACACATTAGGTTCACCTTACGGTGGTGTAGACTTAACAGAAAGAACACTTTCAACAGTTAAGTTGATCTCACAATCATACTTAGGTAATGAAACTGAAGAAGATGCAATCCTACCGATTCTTCCTTTAATTAGAGAATCAATGGTAAGATCACACGCAAGAAGTATCGAAAATGCTATATTAGCTGGTAACCACGACAATGGTGTTTATTCATCAGGCGCGTTTGCTGGTCTATTAAATATGGCTGATGGTGATAACCACGAAACTTCAGCTGGTGGTTCTGGATTCGCAGCAACTGATGCAGTTACAGCAGCTGACCTATTAGCCATGAGAAAGAACATGGGTAAATATGGTATCAACCCTTCAGAAGTTGTTTACATCGTTTCACAAGATGTGTACTATAACTTACTAGAAGATGCTGAGTTCCAAGATGCTAACCTAGTTGGCGACATGGCAACAAAACTATCAGGCGAAATCGGACAAGTATTCGGTTCAAGAGTAATCATGTGTGATGAGTTTGCTGCTAAAGCACACTCTAAATATGCAGCTATCGCTGTATACCCAAGAAACTATGTAATGCCAAGATTAAGAGGTGTTACAATAGAATCTGACTACGAAGTAGCTAATCAAAGAAGAGTCCTAGTGGCTTCTCAAAGATTAGGATTCACTGACTTAATTGACGGTGCAACTTCTAAGTGGGCATTTGCTTATAAAGGTAGTTAATACCTAATTACGGTTTTTGGTGGGTTACCTATAACCCACCACTTTTAATATGGCAGATTTAATAACAGTAGCAGAATATAAAGACGCAGAGGGTCTCAGAGGCGAGAAGGACGACGATCGTCTTAATGTTATTGTACCACAAGTATCTGACCTAGTTAAGAAATATTGTGGAATATCTTTCTTAGATTTTTATAGCACAAATAAAGTTGAGACTTTCTCAATGAACGATACAGCGACAACAACCGTAATTACGAGTGAGAGTCCGCTAGTAGAAGTTTCAAAAGTAGAAGAAAGAACATCTTACTCAGAAGCTTATAAAGAATTGACGACAGGTAATTATGAGTATTATGTTGATACTGAATCTGATGCGATAATCAGAACAGATGTACAAGGTAATCCCAAAACTTGGGCAAAGGGTATGGGGGCAGTCAGAATTACATATAAAGCTGGATTTGCCAGTACTCCCAGAGATTTACAACTAGCACTTTTTGATTTAGTAAATTACTATATGAAAGACGAGCACAAAGAAAGGAGAACCTTAGGTGGCGCTCAGGTACAGAATCAAGGAACTTCTGGTATTAGGAATAATTCTGATTTTCCAGACCATATCAAAAGAGTACTTGATTTGTATAGAGTAGTTATATGATCGAATTTGTCGAGAAGATGTTGCTAGATGCAATTGACGCGGCAGATTCAGATAAAGTAGACCAAACCTTTGAGACCGAAGTCATTGTAGACGGAGCGTACTTAAGAGGAGAGATTGAAGATGCAGTCAAGACCTTTTTAAGCGGTGCTGCAGTAACTATGCCTAGTGATAGTGATATTAGAGGAGCAGTATCTAACGCTTGGAAGAAAAAGTTTACGCAAACAGAGTACATAAAACACTTTAAAAATATAGGTGGTAATTTATTAGATGTACAGTTTATAGCTGGTAAAAGAACAAGAATTCTTTTTAGACCAGGAGGTTTTGGAAAAATGCCTAGTGGCAGTGCAAAAAACTTCAACAAAATTTTAAATATCCATAAAAATACTATGGGTTTCTTGATGGGTCAAGTATATAAAAGAATCCATAAAGAATTAAAGTTTAAGAAAGGTAGGTCATCTCCTATGTCGCAAACTAAATTTAGTAAAGGCATGAGAAAGACAAAAAGATTTGCAGGATTGCATAGTGGTAAAGATAGAACAACCACTGCTCTTGGAGGAACTATGTTAAACCTCAAAGGCGATGCAGACTACAAAGAAAGAGGCGAAGCTAAACTAAGCGACTTAATGGATGAAAGCAAATTTGCAAAAGCATTTGCTGGAACAAAGTTCAACGAGAACTATGAACTTGTCCATAAAGAGTTTACAAAACAGTTTTTAAATCATTATAATATTGCACACTTCTCTAATTTAAGTTTAGAAGATTTTAACAAAGAGTTTAAAGTACATATTGATTACGAAGATGTTAGTAGAAACCCTTTATCAAAAGACTATGATAAAGGAGCATTGAAAAGATTTATCAAGGGTAAGAATTTAAAACTAACTAAAGAACTGCAAAGAAGGTTAACAAGAGCAGGTATTGACCATAAAACTTCTCCTTCTTTTAGACAATGGGCAGATAAAAATATACCCGCAAGTATTACAAAGAAAATAGAAAAATCTTTAAATACTAAAAATATAAAGATGACAAAAGGTGGCGGGTTAGACATGAGATTCAAAGCGAATCAAAAGTTAATGTCACAGATTGTAAAGTACAAAAAGACAGAAAAGAAAAAAGGGAAAACTAAAGCACCAAAGCCAAATGTAAAAAGGGCAAGAAACAGAACACAAAGTAGAGTTAATTTAGCAGCAATAGGAGCTCGACACAGAAAACAAAAAGGTAGCAGAGTAGATAAGGTAGTAGGACAAAATCCACTAGCACTAGCAACACTTATAAATAGAGCATTACCAGAAGTGGTAGCAAGTAAAATGACAAGTCCTGCACTTAATTATAGAACAGGTAGATTTTCAAGAAGTGCTGAGGTAAAGAATGTTACAGTAGGGCCAAGAGGGGGAACTTCAATAGAGTATACTTATCTGAAAGACCCTTACCAAACTTTTGAGCCAGGTAATGCACAAGGAAGTACTTTTAGAGACCCTAGAAAGATAATAGGGGAAAGTATTAGACAAATAGCACAGGGGATAGTAGGGGACAAATTCTTAACAACTAGGAGAGTATAATGGAAAGCAGTTTAGCAAGGAAACATACCACGCGTAGACGCGCCATTGTAGAGGCACTAGCGATGGAATTAGAACAAATAAATGGCACTCCACCCTTTAGAACATCAGTTCAACAAGTCGAAAGACGACTGAAGTTTTGGGATGAAGTATCAGAATTTCCTACAATACATGTAGGAGCAGGAGCAGAAACTCGCGAATATGACGGTGGCGGGTTTAGGTTTAGATTTTTAAGAATTACAGTTCGATGTTATGTGTCAGATGATAATGATGTCATCGAAGCACTAGAAGAATTGTTAGAAGATGTTGAAACAATACTAGAGGATAAAGATCCCTTAACGTATTATGATTCAACAGGAGCATCTCAATCTACGGTACAGACTAATATCATTTCTGTAGATACAGATGAAGGAGTACTCGAACCACTCGGCGTCGGTGAAATCGTTGCTGAGATTCGATATTAAATAGGAGAAAAGAATGGCATTTTTCTTTAGTAGAGATACCAAAGTATTTATGGAATGGTCAGAAGATGGAACTGCCGGAACTACAGCATTGTTTGAGATACCTGTATTAGATGGTTTTTCTTTTAGCCAAGGCACAAATACTTCGGAAGTTACACTGAATGAAGCTGCAAACTCTTCAGGCTACAGTAAAAGAGGTAGAGCAATGTTTACTGACTCTTTTGCACCAGCTGAATGGAGTTTTAACACTTATATGAGACCTACTAAGTCAGGCAGTAATGCTAAGATGGCTAGTGGAGATCATGCTGATAGTGGAGCACATTTTGCAGTAGAAGGTCCTTTATGGGCAGCTATGTCTGCAAATACTTATGACAAAGCTATGGGCGGTGACTATGCAGGCGACACTGCAAAAGCTGAGTTTAACTTTGCCAACTCTAACCAAGTAACTCTTGGCGACTTCAACATGTACTTTGTACTTGGAGCAGCTAAAGATACTAATACAGAAGTGTATGCAACAGGAACGGAAGGCGTTACAGTTTACAAACTAGCCAGTTGTTCAGTTGGGTCAGCATCAATTGATTTTGATATTGATGGTATTGCACAAGTAGCATGGTCAGGACAAGGCAAGACAGTTGAAGAAGTTGCAAGTATTAACACAGCAGCAACTGGAACAACAACCAAAGGTTTAATTAGAGAAGGAGTTGATACAACTACTAACTACATTAGACAAAAATTAACAGACTTAGCAATTAGCTTCGATGTATCAGAATCAACTGGTACACTAGGAGCATTAAATGTTGACGGTAATGATGTAACTTACGGTGTTACATTAACAGGTGGTAATATTACAATTGAAAATAATCTTACTTACTTAACTCCAGAAACATTAGGTTCTGTTAATGTCCCATTAGGACATGTAATGGGCACAAGGTCAGTTTCAGGTAACTTTACTTGTTATCTAAACGACACAGCAAATGGGTCATTAGACTTGTTTGAAAGATTACAGGAATCAAGAGGAGTTATTACTAACGCATTTGATTTAACATTTAGTATTGGTGGCTCAGGACAGACACCAAGATGTAATGTTCAAGTTGCGAAAGCTCACCTTGAATTACCTACTCACAGCTTCGAAGATGTTGTATCTGTCGATGTTGCCTTCCACGGCTTATCAACAGACCTATCATCAGGAACAGCTGCAAGTGCAACTAACGAAGTAAAAGTTACTTACGTAGGCGCATAATTAAATTAAACCGGGAGGGTTTCGGCCCTCCCACTTTATAGGAAAAAGAATGACAGAAGAAAATAAATTACCAGTATCACTCAAGAGTTTGTTAACTCCAAGTAAAACTGTTTCTATAGAAATGCCAGGTTTTGATGGCTTTGAAACTAAACTAACTTATCTTGCAAGAGAAGAGTTACTTAAATTAAGAAACAGAAGTGTAAAACAAGTTTTGAACAAAAAAACTAGGGCATATGAAGAACAGCTTGATAATGACAAATTTTTAGTGGAATACTGTAAAGCAATTATCAAAGGCTGGAACGGCTTAAAGTATAAGTACTTAGAAGAGCTTCTATTAGTTGATACAAGCAAATTGAACCTAGAAGACGAACTTGATTACACAGAAGAAAACGCAGAGCTTCTCATGAAGAACTCTGGAGATTTTGACAACTGGGTATCAGAAACTGTCGGAGAACTAGAAAATTTTACGAAGAGCAAGTAGAATTAATACTTGCTCTGATTACAAGAAAGTTCTCAGAAAATATCGATTTAGCAAAGTATCTAAACATTTGTGAGCAGTTAGGTCAAGAGCCTGACCCCGAAAAAATGCCACCTGAGATGGATGACTTTCCATCAGAAGTTCAGGAGGCATTTTTAGTACATTCATGCTTACCCGATAGGTGGGATGGCATGAGTGGTATGTTCATGGGGAAAGACTGGTCAGCTTTAGGAACACTACTTGATGTTTTCAAAATCGAAGACAAGAAAACTGTCGTTTGGTTCTTAAAAGCTATAGATGATAGAAACTCAAATTCTATTAATGAAAAAGTCTCAGAGAGACAAAAGCGAGCCCAAAGTATGGCTAAAATGAAGAAGTAAATGACAAAGAAAATTGATGGCGGTACCATTGAATATAAAGGTAAGGCCGATTTAAAAGACATAATTAATGAGGGGAAGAAGGCAGGTGCGGCGTTAGACCAAACCAAAAAATCTGCCCAATCCGCTGATAGACAACTAAAAGGAGCTGCAAGGGCTTCTTCTGGTGC